CGATGACTTGTTTCTGTGACTGAGTAGCCTGCTCACGATAACCATTCATTTTGGAACTTTGCATATTCAGGACTTTAGGAGCATCAAGGGCTAATCCCCCATCTGCAAAACCATTTTTAATAGACTGCCGTAATGCAAAGAATCCTGCTGGACCACCCAATGCTGCAATTTCTTCTTGAGTCAACACACCTTCACCACGGTGAACAATACCAGCAGGCTCATACTTACCACCATAACCAGTGAAGCCACCATTAGCATATCCAGCAGGACTTAGTGCTGATACTGCTGCTTGTAAAAGCCCTGTTTCCATAGTGGCCATAGCCACAGCAGGTAGGTTGTACGGGAAAGGGGCTGAAGCCCAAGCTGCTGAAATAGCTGCATAACTATTCATAGCAGTAGAAAACAGCGCTGCACCTTTTTGAATACCACCAAGAATTGCATAAGCAGAACTTGATGAATCAACAAGACCCATCATCATTCCAGCGAAATCAGCACCGTATTGCGCACCGTAAGTCAACTGTAATCGTAAACGTTGAGATTGAAATTCCTCTTCCGTAACCAACATTTGCGCACGTGCTTCTGCAAGCAAGTCAATGTCTTGCTGATAGGGTGATTTATCCAAGCCCATCATGGACTTGAAATCTTCCCATGTTTTTTCCTTTTCTGCATTCTGATCTACACCTTGCTGGATATTGGCCTGTTTAACTAATGCATCTTTCATTTCAGGTGAATAGTTTGCAGTATTCAATATTTCCGCACGTACCAGCGCATAGTATTGCTCTGCATATTCACTGGCGGTCATCCAGAGTTGCTTGACTTGAAGTAACTCTTTAGCTTGATTTATCTCCAATTGTTTCTTTTGATATGCGTATTGCTCATCAAGAAACTTCAGTTTTGATTCACGGACTTCATCAGCAATCTTTACATCATTTTCAGCAATCTCACGATCCATCTGATATGTGTATTCGAGCTTTTTCTCCTCAGTCCACTTGTATTGATTAAGCTCTAAATTAAGGGTTTTAAAATATTCGGCACTTTCAGCATCAAATTTTTTTTGCACCAATGCTAAATATTTGGCTTGTTCAGACGCACTAAACCCTGCACCTTTAACAAGATCCTGTTGATCCTTCTCATCCCAAACAAGGTTCTGAAAATCAGATGCGTATGCTTTTGAGATTTGTTCACGGTCTCGTTTTTGCTGATCAAGAATTCTATTCTGTTCAGCAAGTGCTTTATTATGCCCTGCGATTGCTTTGGCTGCCTCACTCTGTTTTTTAGCCCAATCATCCATACCGGTTGTAACACCAGCAACACTTTGCTGAGTTTGTGCCATAGTTTTTACAGCATCACTCACAGTCCCAGAAAATAGTTTTCGCAAAGAAGCATCTATATCCTCAATGACTTTGGCATTATCTTCAGTGGCCATAGATGTGCCACTATTCGGGGCTTTCGCCACGGTTGCACCAAAGATTGCAGTGCGTGCCAATTTCACACCAGGTAATTTTGCAAACCAACTGCTATTCTCAGATTCTGCTGCACCATCAACAATTTTTTTAGCATTTACAGCATCAACAGCTAACCCTGCAACAGCGTTTGTTAGCAGTTTTACAGATGCATACACACCTAAAGCTATTGCTGCCACGCCTTTGAATACATACCCAAGGTCCTCACCAGCGTCTTTAAGCAAATTAGTTTCAGTGGTAGCATCGGTCATAGCATCGCCAACAGATACCAATGAGGGAATTAACCCTTGGATGAATTGGTTTTTAGCACCTTTGACTTGCATTTCAAGTAATTCAAGCTGGACTTTAAATTCAGCAGCTTTTTGAATACCTGATTCATCAATAATGATTCCTGCTTTTTCCGCTTCTTCTGCCCAAAACCTAAATCCCTCACCACCATTTTTTAGTAATGGGATTAAATTGGTTGTGTCAGACGCCATACTTTCCAAATAGAAAGACATTTGCTGCTGAGTAACGCCTGCTTCTTCAAGCTTATCCACATAAAGCTGAAGCGCTTGTGGACCACTTAGCTTTTGCATTTCAAGCGCTAGTTTCTTTGCCCCCTCTGCACTGCCCTCAGTTTTAACAGCAATTTTTTCAAAAAAATCTACCGCCCCTCCAGAACCAATGGTGACGAACTCACCCAACTTTTCATTAAAATCTTTTAATTGATCTGCGAGTTGTTCTTGGCTGATATCCATTGTTTCAGCACCAGCAGCCATTTTTTGAAATTCTTGTGTTGTGGTATTTGAGATTGAAGCAAATATTTTTAATTCGTTAGCTGCATTGGCATACTCATTAGCCATTGCATAAATACCTGCTCCAGCCGCTGCTGCACTTGCAACTGCAACTGCACCATAGGTATCGATATAGCTACGCATTTTTTCAAAACTGGCTTTTGCATGCTTTTCTGCCTCTTTAATAGGAGCAACAAAACTTCCAATTTTAGCTACAAGATCAAGCGTAAGTGTTCCGAGTTTTGTGCTCATATAAAATCTCTAGGTAATAAAAAACCCCGCTTTTGCGAGGTCTTGGTGTTATTAACAATGGTTACAACTTCTTGTATTCAATTAGCATTTGATTAAAAGCATCCATAAAACCTTCTAATGACTCTTCATTATCTTTATTGGATTGTTTGGGCCATTCTTGAAATCTGGTATAAGCAACCCTACCTATCTTTAGTTGCTCAATGGCTTTATTTGGATTATTTAAAATTCCATCTAATCCATACAAGGTTGCATTGCCATCAATTTTCAATGCACTCTTGGAGTTAGGGAAATGATTAGCTCCAATTAAAACGGAGTACCTTCCATTACTCAAGCCAACCACAATCTGACCACCCAACCTATAGAGAGTGCATTCTCTTACATTGTCAAACCTATCTCTTTTACAACTACTGCCCCAACTTCCCAATCTAGAGGAATCATAGTGTTCAACTTTTTCTATGGTATGGTTTGGGTTTTTAGGTGGATTAGCAGAAAAATATGTCACACCCATTTCATCTTTCAACACATACAAGTCATTAGCAAAAGTAGAAGTAGTTGTCACCAAAAAAATCAGTATTAAAATTTTTTTCATGCCTGCCCTAAATATTTATAATTCAAGACAAGATACTAATTCTTAGATCAAAAAGAAACCTCCCGAAGGAGGCTTACTTTATTATGTTTTTCACTTATACCGCAACAATGCACAACGGTCTCGTACTGGTACGTTACAAGAATTAGAAGTTATAACGCAACCCTGCTTTATAAGTCACACCGTCAAGATCACCAACAACTTCTCCTCGGCCAGACCAACAAACATACATTGAGCAACCCTCATTTTTAGATCTATCCCACAGCCACTTGTATCCAACACCACCATAAAGGTCAAAATTAGGAGCAAATGAATAACCAGCTTCCAACCCAACTGGCAAAGTTAAAAATTCCAAGTCAATTTTTGTTTCCTTGGTCTCACCCCATCCATAACCTAATGCGGCAGTACTCATTAAGTAAAAATCATGCTGCTCGAGAAACTTATATTGAATACCTGTTGACAGTTCATTGTATTTAACTTGGCTTTCATTCTGGTGTTCATATTTCTCAAAAAGACCAAATTTACCCCAGGAATAAGAAGCACCCAATTCAAACCCATTCAACTTTTGCTTTTCTTCATAATCAGGCTTCGCGTTGTATCCCGAATATCCTGCAAAAACAGCTAGACCTATTAGGCTTGAATTAGCACTTGAACGATTTGATTTTGATTTAACGGTGCTAACTACTGGTTCCCCCATTGGTTGCGGAGTGCTGTAATTAACAGGCAAAGGTTTTTCCTGCCAATCACTTGCATTCGCAGAGCCTGCAACCAACCCCATCAATCCGATTAAAACTAATTTTTTCATAAAGCACCCATTGTTATTTTCTTTACCAAATCTAACAAAAGCTTCACAAAAAATCCATTATTCATGAGCCCAATCAAAGAAACCAACCTAAGCCGATTTCTTCTTTTCAATTTCTTGCATACGCATCTGCTCATAAGTTAATTCTGGAGTAGCTTCATGTGGCATAAAGTCACGTGCATCTACTTCTGTACCTTCTTTAACTTTGAATCGAGTGTAGTGTGCCATCCAGTTGCCGAAGCCTTGCTCAATACGGCGACCAAAAAAAAGAGAGCCATACTTTTTACGATAGGCTCTCCATATGTCTAGCTCTGCTGGGCTTAGGTTTCGTCTAGCGTCTGCGATTGTGCTTCCGCCGATTCCGTTGAGGACAAGTTCGCAGAAGAATTCTTCTTCTTCGTTGAGATCCAATTCTTTCCCAAAAGATCCAAAACCTCATCCACTGCTTCATACATTGCGTTTAGTATTTCAGTAGATACCGCGCCAGTATCTTTGATATCCGGGAAGAAACGCTTATTTTCTGATTCAAACACCGTTTGAAATACAATCGCCTTTGTGCTTTGGTCTAGGGTTGCTTTAGATTTATCTTTCAATCCCCAAGCATCTAAAGCATTAACTTTTTCATCATGTGAAATCACTTTAATCAGGATTTCACCTTCAAATTCTTCACCATTTGCATCATTAAACTTAATCGTTTTTTCGACAAACGTACCAACGCCACCTTAAATTCTTCAATTACTTTAGTTTGGCGCTTCATCGGGATTGTGTGGTTCACAAGTGCATCAGGATCAAACACTGGTGAGTTTTTACGAAGCTTCACAGTCGCATATGACCATGAGCGCGTATCAGGAAGTGTCACATCTGAGCCTGTTAAAGTTGGAACACCAGGACCATCAGACCAACCTACATACACACCAACTTCGTCACGAGTATCTGCTAAGCCGAGTAAAGTCATGTGCGTTGCATTCTTTGGATCAGTATTGATAACCAATGATCCTTCGCCAGGTGTTACCAAGCCAAAATCAGAAGTCTTGGTTTCTTCTTCATCTAGGCAAGTGGTGTCAATTTCCGTTGAGCTGTCATCCCCCCATGCAATCGACTTTATGCATAGAATACGGATCAATGAAGGAGTTGCACCATGGAGAATCCATACGTGCGTACCTTGTGATAAAACGCCTTTCGCCATGAGTAGCTACTCCTCTTTTTAGGCA